TGAAGAACGTGGTGCCATTGTAGCGTTGGTGCATTCTCACCCTGATTCTGCTTTTGAAAAAGGATTGCCATATTTATCCATTGCTGACAGAGAATGTCAGGTTAGAACACAGTTAGATTTTTGGCTGGTGGCGGATGACGACATTAAACAGTTCCGTTCTATTTCACCGCTGATTGGTCGCCAATTTGAAAACAATAAACAAGATTGCCGAAATATCATTCTTGATTGTTATATGTTGGCCGGTATTGAATTGCCCGATCAATCCACTTACGAATTTGAATGGTTTGAGCACTCCAATTTATATGAAGAAGGCTTGGCTCGTTGTGGATTTGAAAAAATTCCTTTTGATGAAGAACCGCAGCTTGGCGATGTGATTTTAATTAAAGTCGGTGCAAATGTAGCTAATCACGCGGGAGTGTATCTAGGTGATCAGATGATGGTTCATCATAGTGAAAGTCGTCTCTCTGCACGTGTGCCTTATGATGGCTTTTGGCTTAATTCAACGCATTCAATTTGGAGACATTCAGAATGGCAAAAATTAAATTTTATGGCGATCTTAAACGATTTGGCCGTGAGCCGATTGAACTTGAAGTAAGTAATTTCAGAGAATTGATGAGTGGACTGTTATCTCAAATTAGTGGCTTACGTGAGCATTTGAAAAATGGCTATTATAAAGTTCGTATTGGCAGTAAATATCTATCCGAAGAACAATTAAAAACAACGCCTATTATCTCATTGAAAAATGATTGTACGGTGCATTTTACGCCAGTGATTGTTGGTTCTGGTAAGAATGGAGCTGGAATATTTCAAATTGTTGCTGGCATTGTAATTATTGCAGCGAGTATTATCAGTTACCAATATTATGGTGTCGGATATGGCACTGCATTAATGTTTGGTGTATCTGGTGCGGCCATGGCATTGGGTGGTGCAATAACATTACTCTCTAGACCTCCAGATATGAATACTAAAATTGATGAAGGTGAAAAAAAACAAAGTACATCATTCAGCAATCTTCGTAATTTAACTCCGCAAGGGAGACCTATTCCGTTATTGTACGGTAAGATGATGACCAGTCTTGTACTGGTGTCTCAAGGGATTGAAACATTTGACGATGTTTAGGTAGTAAATCAGTATATCACTAATAAATTTAACCGCTTATAGGCACTGCTTATAGGCGGTTTTCTTTTAAAGAGGTACTTATGGGCGGTAAAAGCCAAGGTTCAGCGCGCACACCACATGAAGCACCTGATAGCCTTCGTTCTTCGCAACGATTACGTGCTATTGGTTTAATCTCTCTTGGTCCAATCAAAGGTCCAGCCAATAAATGGAAATCGACTTACTTTGACAATACGCCAATCCAAAATGCAAACGGTGTTGATGATAATGATGAGTCAAGTTTCAATTTCAAAAACACAGAGATAGCATATACACTCGGCACGCAGGATCAAATGCCGCTACAAGGCTTTGAAATGTCAGAGCGTGAAGTATCAGTTGGCGCTGAAATTAAAAATGTTACCCCTGTAACAAGAACTGTCATTGATCCTGATGTGACACGTCTCAGAATCACATGTGGTGTAAGTGCGTTATTTTCTCAAAATGATAATGGTGATACAGAGGGAACATCTGTATCACTTGAAATCTTAATCAATGGACTCCCCAGAGCAGTAAAAAATATTAGTGGTAAATCATCATCTCGTTTTTATCGCAGTTATATCATTGATAATTTACCGCCTAAACCATTTACCATTACAGTCAAAAGATTAACGGCCGATAGTAAATCACAGCGGTTACAGAATGGCACTCACTGGGTCAGCTATACAGAAATCATTGATACCAAACTGTCATACCCAAACATGGCACTAATTGGTATTAAAACGGATTCTCGCTATAACCCAAATTTCCCTAATGTAAATCTATTGCTTTATGGCCGATTGGTGAAAGTGCCAAGTACATATAATCCTGAAACAAGAACGTACGCACCTGGTATTTGGCGCGGTGACTGGAAAGAAGAGTGGACGGACAACCCTGCATGGATTTTTTACGACTTAGTCACTAATTCATTGGCTGGACTAGGTAAACGAATTGGGGAATATGGATTAGATAAGTTCCAGCTTTATCAAATTGCAAAATACTGTGATGAATTAGTCGATGATGGATATGGTGGCAAAGAACCACGAATGGTATCTAATCTATGGATTACAGAACAGCGTGATGCCTATAACGTGCTATCGGACATGGCTTCTGTTTTTCGCTCTATTGCAGTGTGGAACGGAACGCAGTTTTCGGCTATCCAAGATAGAACATCGGATCCAGTTTGTTTATATACTCAATCAAATGTAGTTGATGGTAAATTCTCTCGCCAATTCGCAGCAGGAAAGACAATTTTCACTGCAGTGGAAGTTGAATATGCCGATGAACGTAACTTCTATCAAAAGGCGGTTGAGTACGTTGCAGATGATTTAATGATTGCTCGCTATGGCTATAACGTTAAGAAAATTACAGCCTACGGATGTACAAGTCGTGGGCAAGCTCACAGATACGGCAAATGGGTATTAGAAACATCTCGTCTTGAACAATGCACTATTACATTTGTAGTAGGTCGCCAAGGATTATTGCATTTGCCAGGTGACATCATTGAAATTGCCGATAATGATTTTGCTGGCAAAACACTTGGTGGACGAGTTGTAGCGATAAGCGGCAAGAAAGTAACGCTTGATCAACCTGTAGAAATCACTGGTAATAGCTATTTAAGTTATCTCAATGATGAAATGCAGTTGGTGAAAATCAAAATTATCAATGCAGATAATACAAATAAATCAGTTGTTACATTAGAAACCAATCCTGTTGGTTTGAATGTGATGGATGATTGGGTATTAAAAACACCGCAAGTATCTACTCAGCTTTACCGTGCTCTCGGCATTACTGAAAACGATGACGGGAATTATACCATAACCGCACTGCAGCATGAACCGCAAAAAGAAGCGATTGTTGATGGTAGTGCAAGTTTTGTGCCTGTTGTATCAACAATGCACAATGGACTAACAAAAGTAACTAATGCTGATGTAGTTTATAGCGCCGATGGTATAAAACTAACTTGGTCAGTACCCACAACAGATACGTTATTAACCTATGAAGTGCGGTTATATCGCAACGGAAAGGTTTTTAAAACATATCTAAACTTAAAAAATCCAGAAATATCATTTGAAGGATTGCCTGACGGAAGTTATACCGCAGAAATCAGAGCTAAAAACCAAAGTGGCCAATTGTCAGATCCTGTAACACGCTCATTTGAGATTAATCTCAATATTCCTAGATTTGTTACTAAATCCTTGTTGTTTGCTATTGAGCTTGATTGGGATTTACCTAAGACATTTACACCTGGGTTTAGCACTGAAATTTGGCGTAGCAATACAAATGACATAAGCACTGCAGTGAAAGTGGCAACACTGCCATATCCTCAAAGTAATTATGTTATTAATGGTGTGCCTTTATCGACAGGCTATTACTTTTATTTGCGAGGAGTAGATAAACAGGGAAATAAAGGTGAGTTCACCGAAGCTGTATTTGGTGAAGCAGATCATAATCCTGATAACTTGTTAAATGCGTTAGAAGGTAAAATCACCAAGTCACAACTTGGTCAAGATCTCATAAACTCCATTAAAGCTGATATTAATAATGCAGTTGGGGAAGAAGCTAAAACAAGACAAACCGCTGTCGCAGGTGCATTAGCTCAAATAGCTGCACAAGCTCAATCATCAGGAACCGCAATTAAAAATCTTGAAAAAGCAGACCAAGCACAAGCTGAAACAATTAAAACCGTGACAGCTAAGGCAGAATCAGCTTTATCAGGCATTACTGCAGTAAGACAAGCTCAAGCGGAAAGTGATAAAGCAAATGCACAACAAATTAACGCTTTAACTGCTAAAGTTGGAAATGCAGAATCAACAGTATCGCAGGTGAGCAGTGTTGTTGCCGGACTTAATGGCAAAGTTAGTTCGATGCACACAATCAAAACGCAAGCTATTGCTGGTGGACGGACTGCTGTTGCCGGTATCGCACTTGGTGCAAATCAAGAAGAAAGCTCGGTCATTGTTATGGCTGATAAATTCGGGATTGTGGCAAATGCGAATGACGGTAATGTAAAACCAGTGTTTTCTGTTGCAAATGGGCAAGTAGGTATTCGTGGTGATTTGGTAGTAGCTGGGTCGGTGACGAGAGATAAGTTGTCATCTAGTGGTGGTGGAAATCTGTTGATGAATCCACTATTTGACAATGACGGTTACGGCTGGCGTGATGCAAACGCTAAAGGCGGTGATTGGAATAACTGCCCAAATACTTGGGTAGAACAACGAATCCAAAACGATAACAATTACACGCCGAAAGGACTAGAAAAAGAACGTTGGCGCTGGCTTGGAATAAGTGGAACAGTCGAACAATTCAACATCGCAGCAGACAGACAGCCATGGGTTGATGTCGTACGAGGATTTCAAAGTGTTGTTAAAGATAAGTGGTACATTTTTTCTGCTTATGTTGGTGGCTGGAATTGTGGCGGACAAGTAATTGTTGAGAAGTATTCTGCGAATGAGCAAAGTTATCAAGGCGTTGTCGCATCAGCTTACGTTGGTGCAGGTAACGTACATAACAAACCCTCTAATTATCTTGATGCGCCAAGTGGCTACTTTGAGCGAGGTGTAGCACAAGATACCAAGCGAGTTTTTGTTAAATTTAAAGCTCCGGATACAGGCAAAGTGCTGTTTGTTTTTAGGGTGCATTTGTACGCTAAAAATGTTACTGCAGCAGACTTTTATGTCGCCCGCCCAATGCTTGAAGAGTGTACCGAGCATACGACCGAACCAAGTCCTTGGCAAAATGCTGGAGTAACTCAGGTTCACGGTGGCAGTATCATTGCAAACACAATCCGTGGCGACCATATACAGGCTAATCAGGAGATTAGAGCGCCAAGAATAACTGGTGGTGTCATTACTGGTAACACCGTTAATGGTGCAACAGTTAATGGTGGAACGGTTAATGGTGCAGTGGTAAGCGGCGGGACAGTAAAAGGTGCAATTGTCGAAGGTGGCGTAATCAAAGGCGCAAGACTGGAAGCAGTAACTGGTAAATTTACTGGAACGCTTGAAGTCAATCAGTTGGTTGGTGGTAATTTGTGTGAGGTGTTTATTGCTAGGGTTTATAAAACTATTGATTTTTATCAAGCGTGGATAAATGTATCCGCCGCACCTGTCAAGAGAATTTTCTTTATCGTAAATTCACATAAAACATTCACAGTTGAGGCTAATCAATCACACAGATATTTATATACGCACCACGGAGAAAATACACCGCCAGAGTTTTTTGATGTTGGCGGTGGCGCCCCAAAAATCTGCGTTACAGCATATGCAGTATCAAACACAACAACAATGTCTCAATAAGGAGTAAAAAAATGAAATTCATCACAAAACAAATCGAAGATATTCGTACTGGTGCCATGTCAGAACATCATGCAGTCACAGGCTTGCAAGTTGACTATATCAATAATAGTACATTTGTCACTATTGCATCTTATGTATCAAAAGCTAAAAAGGATGAAGGCAAAGAATCCTTATCTGTAAATACTTTTACTATCCAAGCGGTGCCAGGTTGGGAAAAAATCCCTTATGAATGGGCTTTAGGTGAGCTAGTTAAGGCTCAACCAGAAGATTTTAGCCCTGAAACATATATAGGCTATGTAAACCCATATATGTTTGCCGGTGGAAAAGTAGAGCAGTAAACAACAAAACAACCGCACTTTTAAAGTGCGGTTTTTTATTGGAGAGAATATGGAAAATATCGAACTAGAAACAGTGCGTGGCGATGATGATGGATGGTCTTTCGAACTGCTAGAAGATGATGAATCTCAATCAGATTTAACTGGCTCTCGTTTTGATATGTGGATCAAACCAAAGAAAGGTGAATTGATTAAATTATCAACTGAAACAGGTGAGATAACTGTTAATCAAAATATTGTGACCGTTTCTATCTCACACGATAAAACACAAGGAGCAAAATGGGAATTTGCTACCTGGGATTTACAATGCACTAGTCAGCAAGGCTTGGTTCAAACGCTTGCTGGTGGTGGATTTACACTTATTCATGACGTAACGGAGGCTGAGTGATCATTAAGCTAGTTAAGCGGACAAAGCCAAAAATCAAAGTAAAAGTCCGGCTAATAAAAGAAATTGGCGATACTCAAAAAGTCCCATCATTATCAGATTTAATCACATTCTACAAAATAGGAGCCTTATAGTATGGCAAGACCAGAAATTACCACAGTTTTAACAGAGTTCGCTGAGTACTTAGGCCAAGAAAATAAGAAAATCAAAACCGCAATCGGAAATCTTGAGAGCTTACCGACAACGCATAAAGATTCAATCGTTGCTGCGATGATTGAATTCGGACAAAGACTTAATGAATTATCAAGCGGCGCATCAGGCATTAATGACAGTGCGACAAATGAAACGTCAACATTATCAGCGAAAAAGATTATTGAGTTAGTTAATCAAGCGAAAACCGATGCGAAAAGCGAAATCTTGGGCGGTAATGTTGCGACAGAGCTAGACACTATCAAAGAATTAGCCGAAGCGTTAAATGGTATGAAAACAGGCGAAGATGGATTGAATAAACTCATTCAAAAAATCTCACAAGCTAACGAGGCATTAACTACACTCAATCAGAAATTCACTACTCTAGATAATGTGAATCTAAAAGACGCATATAACAGAGGTTACAATAAATAATGACATTTCAAACTGGCGTAACTGAATTCGCTGAATTTGTCGGCAGTGAAATTAAGCGAATAGAAAAGAAAATTCCGGCAGATGGTGGGGGTAGCCAATCCAGCGATTCAACGATAATCACTGGAAATGGCCGACCAGATAAACCTGACACAACAGGCGACGTATTAAATGGCGTTGCAAATAAGATTAAAGGTAACGAGCCAAACGGAACCCTTTATAATTCAACAAACGGTGCAGGCGTTGGGGCGTACTTGTGGCAGAAGCAGAATAATAAATGGGTTGTTATTTCTGGCGACACTGGCTCTAGACGAATGAGTAGAGATAGTGTGAATATTAAAGAGGGAAGTATAACCCTAAGACGAGTGAACAATACAGTTGAGTGTTCTTTCAGTAAAGGTCGTTGGGACACCATCTCCTTTTACGGGAGCAGTAATTCTAAATTTACACGAAAAAACCACGCAAAAAGAATGGATATTCTACCTAATAACAAAATACCATTCGGCTTTCGCACTAGTATCCCTGTTATGCTCCCATTCTATAGCGATGACGGTGATGAGATTGCTACTGTGTATGTTGCTAGTATAGGTGATAGAGCTTATATCGAGTTGAGATTCAGGGATAAAGTGCCAACGGCGGATATGGACTATATGCGTATGCCTGTAATCTCTTGGATTACAGACGACCCATTCCCTGATGCTCTGCCTTAATCTAGAAGTTCAGCAACTTCTTCCATATTCGGGGCGTAATAGACATTTTGAAGAATCCGAATGTCTTTATGCCCTATTTTATGGCATTATTACAGCCCTGTAACTTTCGTAGTTTCGGAAAAATATGTAAAGTTTCGGAAATAAACAATATTACAGATATATAATAAGCTGATTTTATTAATTAAAAATTGGTGTTGTAAAATTTGTACGTTTTGACTTCAAACGTGCTTAA